ATGGTTGATATTTTTGCACGCCTGGAGAAAAATGCAGGTGGCCCCATCGGTCAGTACATGTCGTACGCCCACGGTTATTACGCGTTCCCTAAACTGGAAGGCGATATCGGCCCCCACATGACTTTCCGGGGCAAGAAGATGCTCAACTGGAGTCTGAACAATTACCTCGGGCTGGCCAACCACCCCGAAGTCCGCAAGGCCGACGCCGAGGGTGCCGCGCAGTTCGGCATGGCGGCCCCGATGGGCGCCCGCATGATGAGCGGCCAGACCGTCTACCACGAGCGTCTCGAGCGCGAACTGGCCGAGTTCGTCGGCAAGGAGGACGCCTTCCTGCTGAACTTCGGTTATCAGGGCATGATTTCGATCATCGACTGCCTGCTGACGCCGCGCGACGTGGTGGTCTACGATGCCGAAGCGCATGCCTGCATCATCGACGGCCTGCGCCTGCACAAGGGCAAGCGTTTCGTATACGGCCACAACGACATGGAGTCGCTGCGCCTGCAATTGCAGCATGCCACCGACCTGGCCGAAGAGCAGAACGGCGGCGTACTCGTAATCACCGAGGGTGTCTTCGGCATGAAGGGCGACCTGGGTAAGCTCGACGAGATCGTGGCCCTGAAAAAGGATTTCCAGTTCCGTCTGCTGGTCGACGATGCCCACGGCTTCGGTACGATGGGTGAGGGCGGCCGCGGTACGGCGTCGCATTTCGGCGTAGTGGACGGCGTAGACGTGCTGTTCAACACCTTTGCCAAGTCGATGGCCGGTATCGGTGCATTCGTCTGCGGCCCCCGCTGGCTGATCAACCTGCTGCGTTACAACATGCGTTCGCAGCTTTACGCCAAGTCGCTCCCGATGCCGATGGTTATCGGTGCCCTGAAACGCCTGGAGCTGATCCGCAACCACCCCGAATACCAGCAGAAACTCTGGGAGATCGTACGCGTGTTGCAAAGCAGCCTCAAAGAGAACGGCTTCGAGATCGGCGTGACCAATTCGCCCGTGACGCCCGTTTTCCTGAAGGGCGGCATCCCCGAGGCTACGAATCTGGTCGTCGACCTGCGTGAGAACCACGGCATCTTCTGTTCGATGGTCGTTTACCCCGTAATCCCGAAAGGCGAGATCATCTTGCGCATCATCCCGACCGCAGTCCATACCCTCGAGGACGTGAATGTCACCATCGAGGCGTTCAAGGCCGTACGCAGCAAGCTCCAGGATGGTATTTACGCCAAACTGCCCATCCCGGTACGTGCCGACGAAGGATTCCTGGTTCGTTAATTCCCCGCTTCCCGGCAGGACGGATCATTCCGCCGCCCGGATATAAGGGTTTCCCATACGGTGTCCCCGGCTTTTCCGAAGGCCGGGGACATCGTTTTGCGACAAAATTTGCCGGAAAATTTTGCAGAATAGATTTTTCAGTTTATATTTGCAATCCCGAAACGCGAGTTTCGGATGCCAAGAGGAGGGGTGAAAGCCTTTTCGCAGGACGAAAACATATTGCGGAAATAGCTCAGTTGGTAGAGCACAACCTTGCCAAGGTTGGGGTCGCGAGTTCGAGTCTCGTTTTCCGCTCTGACGGTTCAGACAACGCCCGACAGCGTTAAGCCAAAAATCAAGAAAACCCTTTGAAACGATGTTTCAGAGGGTTTTTTCATGCCTTCTTTCAAGACATCGCAGGACATCGAAAAGCCATTTCCGGACAGGTTAGTGTCCCAAAAGTGTCCCACTCGCGTGGTGCAACCTGAAAGTGGGACACTTTGGAGTGAAGAGGCGGGACACTACGCCTGTTACTCGCTGACGGATAAATCGTTACCAAAACTAAACTGTTTGTCTCCGGTTTACCTAATCTTAATTAAAAGACAGGTAAACAGTTATGAAAAGTACTTTCAGAATCCTATTCCTTGCGAGGTGGGAATTGAAGAAAAAAGACGGCAGAGTGCCGCTCTGCGCCCGAATCACAATCGACGGCGAAAAAGTTAAATTCAGCCTTAAATCCGAGGTATCCTCAGCGATCTGGGATCCCAAGTCCGGCCGGGCCAAAGGACAGACAAAAGAAGCCCTCCAACTCAACCGCTATCTCGACAGTATCAAAGGGCAGATGATAACGCATTATCACAGCCTATCGGAAGCCAACGAGATCGTGACTGCCTCGATGCTGCGTGATGCGTTTCTCGGCACGAATATCAAAAACAATACGCTGCTGACGGTATTCGAAGCGTTCAATGACCGGCAGGAGAAACTTATCGGCATCGACATTGCCCAATCCACCTTTAATAAGTATGATCTAACATACCGCCGGCTGAAGGAGTTCCTTAAAACTAAAATGCGAAAGAACGACATCTTACTATGTCAGGTAGATCGAAACTTCGTAATGGACTTCGAGGCATGGCTGAAAATCGAATATAAACTCGATACGAACTCCTCTGAAAAATTGATGCGGATATTCAAACGCATTACGACCATGTGTTTCAAGAACGGGCAGATGCCTAAAGACCCGTTCTGCGAACACAAACTCAAAAAGGTAAAGAAAGACCGCGGCTACCTCACGAAGTCCGAACTGGAAAAGTTTATCGATTTCAAACCCGACAGTAAACGGCTCGAAAAGGTCCGCGATATATTTCTGTTCTGTTGCTTCACCGGCTTTGATTATTCCACGACTGCTGCCCTGACGGAAAAGAATATCGTTACGGATGACGAAGGTTCTCTGTGGATTGAAACTCACCGTATCAAGACCGGAACACCTTCAAAAGTAAAACTTCTTGAAATCCCACTGAGCATTATTAAGAAGTATGCACTCAAACGTGATGGTAACTTTCTACTGCCTGTAATGAGCAATGCGAAATACAATCTGTACCTCAAGGAGATCGCCTCAATCTGTGGAATCGAGAAACGCGTCACCTCACATCTGGCTCGGCACACATTCGCTACTACCGTTACTTATGCCAACGGAGTTTCCATTGAATCCATCAGCAAGATGCTCGGCCATACGAAGCTCAGTACGACACAAATCTATGCTCGTATCGTCGATAAGACGGTGAGTAATGAGATGGATAAATTGGCAACAAAACTTGAAAGCACTCGATTTAGTGTGGGGTCCCTTTACTGATAAATCGATTACGATACATTACCCTCTGACTATTAGATCAGAGGGCAATGTGCTGAAAAACAATTATATAAATATTCTTATTTTCGTTTTTTCTTTGCTGCAAACTTTAATCTCATTATATTTACGACATAATAATCAAACGAATTATGGATAAGATTATATTGGTTACCCAGGAAGAGCTGAAAGCATTGATATATGAAGTTTTGGAGAACTATTATAAAGATAAAAAACTTGAGAAAGAACAAGAATACTCGAATTCGTTGACAATAGATGCTGCTGTTGATTTTCTTACTCACATTGGCTTTCCAACATCTAAGACTCAGCTATATAGATTAACATCCAATAAGAAAATCCCGCATGGCAAGTATGGGAACAGATTAGTTTTTCGAAAGAATGAACTTTTGATATGGGCCGAAAAGAATACAACCAGATATGACCAATAGATAGAGAAAAAAATATTGTGAAAATCAACAAATAAGAGGCTATTTTTTATATAGTCTCTTATTGTAATTATTCAGATTATTGTCCCTTATCCACCTTCAAAGAAGGGCAAGTTACTTCGTAAAAAAGAGATTTCAAGGCAGCAATAGAAAATTCTTGCTTTTCTGACAGCCGCTCCGTAATTTGCACAATCATCTCGAATCGTTCTTTGATATGCTGTTGGATTCCCAGAAATGCTTTGGCTTTACTGGATTTTATTTTCTCCCACTCTAATGGAGTAGCCTCTATTCCTGTATTAAATTCTTTTAGGATCCGTTTGTAGATCACCCTTATGCGGATGGGATATGCACCGTTATTGCGCAAATACCTTTTATCCAATACCACCTTGACACTAATGCCATCTTGTTTCCATGAATACATTTCTTCTACTTTTAAGTTTATGTGTGAGAGATTTTCCCTCTTTAAAAAAGTATAGAGATCAAAGTGGACAAGTGTTTAAATTGTGTGTGATTTTTTCGTAATTTCTATGAAAATATTTTGGCACCTGACATAAAATTGACATACAACTTTTGTCAAACTATGTATAGGCGAAGACAAATAAAATCAACTCAAATTGTGAATTCGAGAAAGGATAGTTTGGAGTGAATTAATACAAACAAATTACATACAAGTAGGCTCAATAAAAACGGCCGGACTCATAATCAGAAGGTTGGTGGATCAAGAAAAAAGAGGCTTAAATAGGGCCTATTTTCTAATAAATTCCAAATTTTAAAATTACAGGTAACTAGATTGCCATCCGATATCCAGATATACTACATTTTTGGTAGTAGTCAAGTGCTACGCATTCATGTCGGTTGAGTAATTATATATTCAATTCTATTGAATAATTACTAATTTCATTATATTTGTAAATCAAATAGCTATGACTATGCAAAAAAGGGGTATCATAACATTTAATCGGATTACATTTCAGCAAGAAATAGATGTTAAGTATCTGTCTGAAATATTTCAAAAGAGACCATACAGAGATAATGATGGTTTAGGATTTACTAAGGTCGAGATTATCGATAATGTTTTAGAAGCGACATTGCTTAAGCGAACCCCTACTTCAATAGTCGATTATGATCCTGCATCAGGAGAGTTTATAGAGAGAGACATCTTTATCTTTGAAGACATCTCTTTCTGCATCGATTTTACGAACAACCTGATTTACACTTTCTTTTCCTCGGGTAAGTTAAATAAAATAAAAGTTGCATTAAGAGAGTTCCTGCAAAATAATATCGCTTATACCAATTTAGAGCTCAGTCCTATAATGTTGGTTGACGATTTGTCTGATAGCGATTTTGAGTGCTCCATTAAGGAAATTGCTATCAGGAAATTTGTATATGAACAGGGTGCTTATGGTCGATATGTAGCAAAGATTATGGATTCCCAAGTTGGAGAAAAGCTACTGGAAGATTATTCTGATGAAATTCAGAAAATAACCATCGATGTTACATCGAATCAGTTTGAAGACTTCTCCTTGACAATCTCGACAAATAATACCTTGGCGGTAAAAAGCGATGAAGATGATTTTTATGGGATTATCGACACTATTAAAAAAATCATAAAATAGTCATGGCAGAAGATCAAGGTGTAAACGGCACAATTTGGAATAAAGAAGCCAATTATATTCTATCATGGTTTGGGTGGGAGACTATTGGGGATATAGATATGGATGTCCTCGGCGATGATGAGCAGAAGTATGGAGTAGATACTTTTCTTAAATTTGAGTCTCCTGTAAAGCACTTACCCCCATGTGTTATCTTAGAAGCTAAAAGTTATCAAACCAGCAATGTATCTAAGTCTATTGTGCAAGATTGGATTGATCGGTTAGATAAGAAATTATCAAAACTTAAATACTCTGAAAAAGCCCAAGAAAAATATCCTGCCCTTACAGAATGCGCGACATTAGACCTTGGAATAATTGCTATTTGGTTTCATGACTTAGACAACTATAAATCATTCCGACCAAAATTTGTCGAGATCCTAAAAAGTATCAAGACATCCAACAGACCTAAGCAAAGCGAAGGATATCATCGTATACTACTTCTTGATAATGCCCAGATTTTAAAACTATGTTCATTGCAGAATGCAATCGCTAAGCATAACCAAGAGGCAAGGAGCCTATTACAATTCTATTATCCATCATTCTTAATGAATGATAAACCAATTGTTAGAAGTAAAGTCCTTACTCCAGAATATATTTTTTCAAAAGTCATTTTAGCTGAATCTAAAGGCCAGGATGGCAAGGGCGAAAATGTGGTTTTCTATTTTGGTGACTTACAATCATCTTCTTTTGCCTATCCATTAAAAAATCTCTTAAGTAAGTGTGGTTTCATGGATAAAGAAAAGAAAATCATTTTATATCTATATAATACAGATAATGAGTTTAGAAAGATAAAGCCAGATATTGAAAAGGTTTTTAATGAAGTTGAGTTCACGATTAAGTTCATGGACAATTTGAGTGACCTGCCAGGAGAAGTTAAAACTATCGGCCATGAATAAGAACCTATACCCATCACCATATGAGCTCCAAGAAGTTTTAAGTAGCTATACAAAAAGAGCATTCGTTGATTTATTCGCCCGGGAGCGGGGTGTATTCTTTCTAAATGCTAAACATGAGGAAATTGCGCGGGATTTATCATATTTCTTATATGAAGAAAGTGAGATAGAAACATTGAGAGCTTTTGCATATCAAGCTGTCGCAAAACATACCTTAAGTGGATTCACGGTTAAGTCCAGTGACCAATTTTTCAGTTTAGAGCGATTATATGATAATATCCGCGAAAAAGGAGAGTTGGCCTCAAAAGGTTATTCTTTGGGTGCTTTATGTAAAGAAGATCGGCAAGGTCAAAAGCCTACTTATAAAGGACGTATAGAATATAAGAAGAAAAAGCCTGGAAGAATAGAATTTTTAGAAGAAGAAACCGGATATGCTGAATTTTCTTTTTTCGAAACAGCAACAGGAGAATGGCAAGTTGAAGTAGATGGCTCAAAGTCTGCTGATGGCAAAGAAGTACAACGTCTATTCTTAGGATCAATCGGTAAGACGGAAAGTATTAGCAATATATATATTGACGCTCTTAAACAGAAAGACACAATTGCATTTTTTGATGAATTGGCAACGTCTGGACTTGGGGCCGATTGGAGATTCCTTGATATAAAATACCTTGCGTTCAAACGAGGGAATATTGTTGAGGACGAAGATGATGAAGATCAAGAGGCGGGCATGGAAGAACTAACAGGAATTCGACAAGCTATTTTGGAAGGTCGCGATTTGAGGAATGATCCTTTTGTTGCTCAGTATGAGCAAGGAGGATGTATTTTTACCGCAATGACCTATGAGATCGAGAATAAGACATCTTCTGAGATAATTCAATTGCGAGCAGAATTTAAAGGTCACCCAAAAATTTTTGAGGTATCAATTACAGATTATGCTCTGAGGAAAGGATTAGAGGCAAAGAAGGAAGCTGCCACTATATCTTCCAATAGGCGTAAAGAATTAACATCTCTTTTTTGGAATAACGCAAAGACGGTTTTTGAATCCTTGATATAAGGCTTAACCTTTTTAAGGAACCCTAGCCTATTCTAATACAAAATCGGATAAGCAATTTGGTTATGGAGGTTATAACAATCGAATCGAGGGCATTTAAGTTGCTTGTCGAAAAACTGGATGCGTTAACGGAGTATGTTTACTCGATGGAGCGTCCTGTCGAGAACGAAGATGAAAATTGGGTAGGGAGTCAGGAAATCTGCCAGTTTCTGAAGATCAGCGAACGAACATTACAACGACTGCGAGCAAACGGTAAGATTACTTACTCTTGCATGAGTGGGAAATATTATTACCAGATTGGTCAGATTAAGAAGTTGCTCCGGGCACATATCCTAAAGAGTAACGACGAATGTTTACAGGATTTGATAGCACATCACACATTAGTAAACCGAAGAAAAGCAGTTTCCAGAAGGGTAAAATCCTATCAGGAACTGGTTTGCAAAAATGTCCCCGCCGGCGTCCCAGTTTGGGAAAACAACCCGGCAAATCAAAGGGAAGTCCTTGACGAGCAACATATAAGGAAGGCGAAGGTCAGACTACCGTTTTCCGCTCCAGGCGTCTAAAGTAATAAAACGACGAATCAAGTCAAACCCTCTGAAACATTCATTTCAGAGGGTTTTTTCATTCTTTTTGGCAAACACCAAAAGGAGCCCCCTTTGCCATCCCTGAAATCCGTTACTGTATCCAGCGGCAATTTGAACCCTCGAGGGGGTACACTTGACAATTTAAGGGGGTACAGTTCGAACTATTTTAAACTGTTTATCTGCGGTTTACCTAATCTTAATCAAAGACAGGTAAACTTATGAGAAGTACATTCAGGATTCTTTTCTTCGCACGATGGGAAAAGAAAAAAGAGAACCGGAAAGTTCCTCTTTTGGCGCGGATCACCCTCGATGGTGAGAAAGTAAAATTCAGTCTCAAAACTGACATTTCACCGGACATTTGGGAACCCAAGGCAGGAAAGGCTGTCGGTCATTCCAAAGAGGCCATTCAGTTAAACATGTATCTCGACAGTATCAAAGGTCGGTTGATCTCGCATTACCACAGGCTTGTCGAGGCTAATGAGGTTGTAACCGCCGCGATGATAAAAGACGCCTTCCTCGGATATGACATCAGAACCAATACTTTATTGGGGATATTCGAAGAGTTCAACGACCGGCAGGAGAAACTAATCGGAATAGATATCGCCCAGTCAACCTTTAATAAATACGACCTTACTTACCGGAGATTACAGGAATTCTTAAAGGTCAAGAAACGGAAGAACGACATTTTACTTAGTCAGGTGGACAGAAATTTCGTGATGGATTTTGAGACCTACCTGAAGACTGAATAGAAACTCGATACGAACTCGTCAGAAAAACTGATGCGCATCTTCAAGCGTATTACGACAATGTGTTTTAAGGATGGGAAAATGTCCCGGGATCCGTTCTGTAACTACAAACTTAAAAAGGTTAAAAAAGACAGGGGCTATCTGACTAAAGCAGAATTGGAACGCATTATCGATTTCGAACCGGACAACAAACGACTCGAAAAGGTTCGTGATATTTTCGTATTCTGCTGCTTCACCGGTTTCGATTACTCCACGACCGCTACATTAACCGATAAGAATATAGCACAAGACGACGAAGGCGATATATGGATCGAAACGCACCGGGTGAAAACCGGAACGCCGTCGAAAATCAAACTACTCGACATTCCGTTGTCGATCCTCAGAAAGTATGAACTAAAGCGAGACGGAAATTACTTGTTGCCGGTAATGAGCAACGCCAAGTACAATCTCTACCTGAAAGAGATCGCCGAACTGTGCGGAATTCAGAAGAACGTGACCTCGCACCTCGCGAGGCACACTTTTGCCACGACGGTTACTTACGCTAACGGAGTGTCCATCGAATCGATCAGCAAAATGCTCGGCCATACCAAGATCAGTACGACCCAGATCTATGCCAGGATTGTCGACAAAATCATCAGCGACGAGATGGATAAACTTGCTCGAACGCTAAACAACACGAAATTTAGTATGGGTTCTCAAACTAAATAATCTACGGATTACTATTCTTAAGATGTAATGTAACGTGTACTTCTATAGGTTAATTGCAGACGGCAGAGAAAGACAACAGCTCTGCCGTCTGATTTTTTTCTATCTTTTTCAAACTTTTGTCACGCACCCTCTCTATTATTAATATGAAACGGTTCGAATTACCGTACTACATTACTAACATCTAAATCCATTTATTATGGCTAAGACTAAAGCAACACAGCAAATTGTTTCTCCCGAGGTTATTAATATGATCCGGGATATAGACCGGAGTTTATTCGACAAAAGAGAGGAATTACATCTCGACCTTTTCCATATGAGTTATTACACAGGAGGCATGTCACTAACAAATCTAGCATCTCTCGAATGGTTTGATATCGACGATGGCGATATATTGGAGTGTACTCGGTTCCTTTATCCTTTATGCGATGGAATAGAGTTTGATCACAGACATATGGGTATTCTGAACAAATACGCATTGACTGATACTGATGACGATGGGTTCATCTTTCCTGTGGACGATGCAATAAAAACATCAGTTAAAGGATGGAAGAATCGTATTAACGCCATAGCCAGCGAAATCAACAAGACTCTACAAAAAGCAGTAAGTATACTCGGGTTGGATGTAAAGGTAACATTCCGGTCTGCCCGTTACAGCTACCTCCTGCTCTGTGCGCAGGAAGGAATTTCATTTCCGGAGGCCCTTAAATTTGCCGGAGGTTATGCAATAAGGGCATATGACTATTATGAGAACCGAATTCAGCCATATTTTACGGTATTAAAGCAAGTTTCGAATGCACTTCACTATAGTTCTGCAGAAACAAACAGAAAATTAGTGAATTAAAATAGGTGATTTTGGCAGTTTGAGTGATTAGACATATTTTAGTCGAATAAGCAAACTTCAGTTTTTATATGTCATTTGGGAACAAAGCAATTTAATTTGATATATCAGATTAGAAGCGGTGAGCAGATTCTGTTACACCGCTTTTTTTGTGAACATATGTCATTGGAACCTGAAGTAAACTTATGGTAAAATAATGTCAAACTAAAAATCAATGCTATGTTTACAATTAATGTTAAAGGATATCGGAATCCCCGTGACCTGGAGATGGTCAAACTCAAACTAATCTTCTTTAAAACCGGCTATGCCCGGGTTCCAAAAATTATCCCGATATCCGGGCGGTATGATGATTGGAACCCTAAACGACAGTTGTTTGACGGAAATACAAAGGATATATATGAGCGCAATCAGCTTATCTTGAAAGAAAAATTTAAATACCGGAAAATTGCAGAGAAATGGGAGTCGGATGGCAAAGACTGGATTCCCAAGGAGCTATCTCATTATTATGAACAAGACAGCAAAAAATCAATTCATTATATTACGGTTTCGGATATGCTTGATAACATAGTTCAGCAGTTTTGCTGCCAAGAGAGATATAAAAATGGACATGTGTTAACAAGCTATTCCACTGCTAACAAATATAAGTGCCTTAAAAATATTCTTTGTGAATTTACCCAGAAAGTTTATCGAAAGAAATTCAGTAAATACCATTTTAGGGATATAAACGAAGTATTTCTTACGGACTTTGTGCAATATCTTAAGAAAAGGGCTTCGTTGAATGGTAATGCAGGCGGAATATCTGAAAAACTCAAAACCCTGCATGCCACTTTTACCTTTGCCAGGCGACAAGGTGTGTTAAACGTGAGAATGTCGGCTTTCGATCCTGTCAGAAAGAAACTCAAACGGCAGCCTGTTATTCCCAAAACCATTTCCCATAAGACTGTTAACACGATAGAGCAAATGGATACGTCATGGTTATCATAGAAACAAATGATAGACAGGGATCTTTTTCTGTTCAGCTTATATGCGGGCGGCATGTCCCCCGTCGATATTTGTTTCCTGAGACACCGTTGCATAAAAGAAGATGTGATTGTCTATGAGCGCATCAAATGCGACAAGATAGCCCGGCCTGTACTATTAGACAAAGCTAAAGTGATTATTGAAAAATACCGGAACCCCAAGTCAGAATATATATTTCCTGTATTTACCCGTAAACACAATACTACAAAAAAGATGCAGGGAAGAGTGCGTAGGTTATCTCATAATGTTAATAATACTCTAGCCTGTATTTGTGAGAATCTTGGGATTAAAGAGAGTGTTAAATGGAATATGGCAAGGTCATATTTCATATCAAAAATGGTTGATGAAGGATATCAGCCGTTGCAAATAGCAGAATAGACCGGTAACAGTCCGCAAACGATCCACAGGTTCTACTATTCCCATACAAATAAAGAAAAACTACGGCAGAATATGAATAAGGTTTTTTAGTGCAGCAGCCAGTGGTATTTTAAATGACGCTATTAATTCACCATTTAACACATTGATATTATAACCCAAACCAACTCTGCTCCGAGTATCGTTGTACATGGAGCTATGAGTGTATAGTTCTAATTTTTCCTCTCCGGTTACACAAAACACTACATCCAGCCATCTTCGCAAACTATTACCCGGATCTTATCTTCGATCCCTAACCTGGAGCAAACTTTCTTGAGTGTTTCGTTAACCGACGCTGTGACGTATCGCATCCGATTATATCGGCCTGTTATGGATTGCACTTTTTTTGAATACAGGAAAAACATAATCTCTGAGTTTTAGTTATACCCATAACAAAGCAACTCAGAATATAGCCGGAAGGGTTTTGAGCGAAAACAAAAGATATTCACTTTTTTGCGAACATCATATAATAATCACAATTTTTGTATTGTTATGACAACAACAGCCAATAAAATTGATCCTTACTATCCGATTCATCCGGGGGAGATAATCAAAGACGAATTAGAGTTCCGAGGTATTTCGCAGCGTAAGCTGGCTGACAGGATCGGCGTTTCTCATACTCAACTCAATGAAATACTGAATTGCAAACGTCCAGTAAGTAGCGAAATCGCTCTATTGCTCGAAGCTGCGTTAGGCCTTGAGCCGGAGGCGTTGGTTGATATGCAGACCCGCTATAATTTGCAGACTGCTCGGAGGGATCCAACGCTCACACAGCGATTGGAAGACATCCGGAATATATGCGCTTCGCAGGTATAACCGACATACAAATAGTGACAAATAGAGTTTCGCGGCAGATTTTTTACTAAAGAGCATCAGAAACAAAAGCCGTGTCCGGTTGTTAATCCATCAGACACAGCTTGACTGTTTTTAGTCTGCTTTATTTCTTCCCGTTTGGGCTTGTGCGATCTGCATGAACCGTATTATAAGATGAATATTATGACCTGCAAAACAACCATGTCAAGAGTGCGAATATAACCATTGCGATCACGTTGCCCATCACAGGGTCCTTCCAAATTTTTTTAATGTTTTCCCTAAAGGCTATATATATTCGACCTTTGTTCTTGACCCTTTTTTCTCTCATTTTTTGATTTATTTTAATTCAATTATAAAACTGGAGTTCATTTTCAGTCAGCGTTTTAATAATAAAAAGATAAGTCCCGTAAGAACTTCCTTTTTAATATATATAGCAGCCACCACCATAAAGCACTTATTTAGCGAAAGTTATATGCTGTTTGGTAGTACGGGTTGCAGCATCTAAAATGGCAGCGTATTTTGACACTTTCTTTCTCCTTAAGTGAACTGATTCTTACCCAATTGATATAGCCCTACTGCTTTCGCATATCATACTTTCTTTTTACACACATAAACATTATTTACTTCGGATATCCCGCAAAATAAAATCCCCATCATTATGATGAGGATTGAAAGATAGGTTATATGTGACAATCTAGCGAAAATAAGTCCACTTTGCAACCAAGAAACAGAAGTTTGAAATGCAAAAAGTTATCTTAAGTAGCCAAGAGGTCTGCCAGTTTATGATGATTAGCGAGCGGACGCTGCAACGACTGATCAAGCAACATCGGTAATGTTCACCCTCAAAAAATAAAAATCGACGGTGTGGGTGAAAATATTTGTTAATTTTGTCCCTGCCAATGAAAACACTATACATCGAACAATCAGTCTGTATGCATCTCATTATTAAGGTGTGTATGACTTGATATACCCAATTCTGAACTTATCGAAACGGGGATGTCATCGGATATCCCCGTTTTTTGTATTTACATAATTCAAAACAAACTTATCTATGGACAACAATTTACCCCATAGCAGCCATTACGCAACAATCTCATTTGATCTGGAAGATCCCGAAGCGGAAAAGAAATTGAAAAGAATGCTTAATGTTGACGATTACATCTCTGTACTCTTTAATTTTAAAACCGATGTCCTTCGAAAGTATTTTAAATACGAAGAAGGTAATAAAGTCCGGTTTAAACCTCGGGGAGCGACCGAATATAAAGAGATTGAGCTTGATTACGACACGATGGAATATATCGAGGATATCTTCTATTCACTAATGGCAGAGTACGAAATCAATCTCGACAAACTTACCTATTAGCGGTTTGAACATATTTATATAGCATAATATTTCATATCTTTACGTTCAAAATATTTCGTTTTAACGCACGCCACCATGAACAGAATAAAGGAAGTGCTTGAAGAAAAAGGGATTAAACAAACATGGCTAGCCGAACGGTTGGGCAAAAGTTTCAGTATCGTAAATGCGTACGTATGTAACCGACGCCAACCCAGCCTGGAATTGCTATTCGAAATAGCTAGGTTACTACAAGTAGATGTGAAGGATTTAATTGCTAGTGAGGTTAAATAATGAAATTTCGCATTGTGACATTCCGAACGATGAATAAATAATCCATATGAATAAACAACAACTTGCATCAAAGATTTGGGCATCTGCAAATAAGATGCGCTCTAAAATAGAGGCGAATGATTATAAAGACTACATTCTTGGTTTTATTTTCTATAAATTTTTGCATCGGAAAATAGGTCGTCATTTTTCCAATTAACCAAAACGCCATTTCGCCAGCACATCATCGGCATATAAACAGCAATAACAAAGCTATTTACAGTTTTATCTGCCAAACAAAATTTTCTCATCTCTTTGCTGTACGGATGCAAATAATTTGTTACTTTTGTGTTGCTATTCTGTTACTCGGCCAAAATGAGTAACAGAAGTAACAAAAATCATTCAACGCAAAAGGATATGGCGGAGATCAAAGAACCGATCCGGATCAGGCGCAAGAAGCTGACGAACGGGAACGTCAGCCTCTACCTCGACATCTACCTGAACGGAAAGCGGGAATACGAATTTCTGAAACTGTACCTCATTCCCGAAAAGACAAAAGCCGACAGGGAGGCGAACCGGCAAACCCTCCAACTCGCCAACTCGATCAAGGCACGGCGCATCGTCGAGGTGCAGAACGGCGAGCATGGCTTCAAGTCGGCATACGCCTCCGACACCCTCTTCTTCGACTACTACCGTGCGATGTGCGCCCGGCGGCTCGGAGCGGAGAGTACCGGAAATTGGGGGAATTGGAAATCATGCCTGAAACACCTCCAAAAATACGAGCCGAACGAGCGGATCAGGTTCTCGCAGATCACGCAGGAATGGGTGCAGGGATTTCGGGACTATTTAGAGAAAGATGCGTGCGCGTGGAGCTGCGACGAGCGGGATCGCATCAAGGATCATCCGCTGTCTCGCAATTCACGGGTCAGCTACTTCAATAAACTGCGGGCCTGCCTGAATCAAGCATACGAGGATCGCATCATACCTATCAACCCCATGAGGGGCGTCGAGGGTTTCAAGGCCGAAGAGGGAACACGCATGTACCTGACCATCGAAGAGGTGCAGCGGCTCGCTCAAACAGAATGCGAATATCCGGCCATCAAGCGGGCGTTCCTGTTCTCCTGCCTGACGGGACTGCGCCGCTCCGACGTGATCCGTCTGACATGGGGCGATGTGCATCAGCAGGGAGAGTTCACTCGGATTATCTTCAAACAGAAGAAGACCAGCGGACAGGAATATCTCGACATCCCGCCGCAGGCCGCCGAACTCATGGGCGAGCGCGGCAAGGACGCCGAGCATATCTTCCCCAACATCCACTCTCCGAGTTGCACCAACGAAACGATCAAAAGGTGGGTATTGCGGGCCGGAATCCATAAGGATATAACCTTCCATTGCGGCCGCCACACGTTCGCGGTGATGATGCTCGACCTCGGAACCGATATTTATACGGTCAGCAAGCTACTCGGACATCGGGAGCTATCGACCACGCAGATTTACGCAAAGGTGCTCGACAAGAACAAGCAGGCAGCGGTCGCCAAGATACCCGACATATTCTAACGAAGAAAGGCATCGGTTTCGATGCCTTTTTCTATTGCTGGAACATCATGCCCCGTCCGGTCAGGAGCCATGTCGCGGATATGCCGCAATCCCGAACCAGCGGAACGAGCCATCCGACCTCGAAATAGCCACGATTGCGGTCTTTACGCTGCGTATAGAAATGAGGCGGAGCTATCGAATTATCCCGGCAATATTCGGCGATACTCTTTATCAGCCGATTCTGTACGGCAATGTCGAACGCCGTGAAAAACCGCTCCATAATAGCCAACGTATTGTCGCTGTAAACCCGTCTGCGGCTCATTTCTTCTTCCCCTTGATTAGCGTCTTTTCCTCCGATTTAAGCCGTCGTTCGACTTTCTTCACATCTTCGCCCGCAGGGAGCTGTTCGGGGACGATACCCCGGCTCAAAAGCATATTGCGGACGGCGACGTTGTTATCGACATGCTCCTTTTCTATCGCCATCTGTCCGTGCAAATTCTTCTGCTCGGCATTTACAGAGGTCATTTCGGCGGCAAAATCTTTCGCTTTGATACCGATCGTCGGCAGAAAGTCGGCCAGCGGACGGGAATCGGGTGCACCGAGTTTGCGCTTTACCAATGCTGTATCAAGATGGAACAAAGCCCTATCCCCTTTCGACCGGATAATCGCAAAACCCCGGCTATCGACGCCGCGCTCATACAGGACGCCTGACAGTCGTTTTTCGGTTTCTGCCAGCTTCGCGCGAGCCTGCACCCGTTCGTAATCGAGGATTCTCTGCTGCACCAACTCCGCTCTACGGGTCTGCACAGCGAAATAGTTTTGTGCAAATGCGATCTGCGGCTTGCGGGGATCGCCGTTCTGCGCAATCAGGTAGCAGGCATAGCGGGTCAGCATATAATCATCAATCTCGCGCTGCGCACCTTTGGCAAGTTCGATCATTTTCCCGACGCGGGGAAAATGATCCTCGACATGCTCTCCTGCGTTTACACACGCATCCCGCGCCTTTTCGATTACATTGTAGAATTTTTCCCACTTCGAATAGCCGAGAAGCCCGCAAAGTTCTCGCGCACTCCAACATTCGATCCCCTCATACTCATTGGCGATAGATTCGAACTGCTCGAACAACTCCTTTATCTCTTCTGTTTTCATATATCCGACCTCTATTTATTATTCTTTTCTATAATCCCGATGAGCCGATCCATCTGCTCGTCCTTTTTTTCGAGCAGGGCGATGAATTTCTCCGACAGCGCATTGATCTGATTCGAATCACCCGATACCGCGATACCGTGATCCGTCGCTACCGTATTCCCGCTACCCTCATAGAAATAACAAACACTTTTGTTGGTAACACGGGCAATATCCTCGATCAACCCACTTTTGACATCCTCGGATTTCAGGGCACTATGCAGACGTTGATCCCCATTATGTCCGAGCATCCGCGCAACATCCGCAATTGTGATGCCCTCCGAGCGAAGTATGTCCTTTATCTTCTGTCCTGTCATATATGTTTGTATATCACAATGTTATTCTTATTCAAACGCAAATCCCAATCTATGCCAAATATTTTTCTTTGCAGAAAACAAAGAAATATGTTGGTTATCCAAACAAAAGTATTTATCTTTGCCCTTGCAATACGGGAAGATATTGACGCATCAATAAAATCCGTCGGGTGCAAATATATAAAAATAGTACCTAACAAGTGAATAATTATCGACGAAATATGAGCAGAACAGAGAAAAAATCATTTTTCGACCTCTATGCGGAGCAGAAAAAGAAGCCGACGCCCGCGCAGAATTTCATCGCCGAGATCGCTGCGCTCACGCATCGTTCCGAGAATACGGTCAAGATGTGGCTCTGCGGTCGGCAAGTCCCCGACGAGCTGACGCAGAGTATCATAGCCCGTCGCTACAACCTGAATATAAACGGCCTCTTCCCAAAATCGGAGGTGCAATCCAATGAAATATGAAAGCTCTGCTGAATTGGCGATACTACGTTCTGATGGTCGTCGGTATGATCGCCGTTATCGGGACATTCTCCGTCCCCATAGACGACCAACCGCTCGGAGCATGGCTGCTCGCCCTGATAATCCCGAAGATCATCGGATTCGGGGCTTGGTATCTCATCTTTCGGATGTGCGACTATTGGGACGCTCGCGGGCTGATTCCCGAAATGTCGAAAACGATGCAGGAGGAGGACGACACATGGGAGTAGAGGAAAGATTGGAACGTATCGAGCGGCTTCTACTTCTCGGTTCGAAAGAGGTGCTCAATACCTCGGAGATCGCCCTGTTGCTCGGCATATCCGAAAGCCGCGTGCGGCATTTGACGAGTGCAAAGAAGATTCCGCACTACAAGCAGGGCAACAAAATCTATTTCAGGAAAAAGGAGATCGAAGCATGGCAGCTTCAATCCCGCGTCCCGACCGACGATGAAATCCGCAGCAGGGGCACGACCTACGCCGTAACGCATAAATAGCAGAGATATGAACGACAACCCTAATATTCAGGAATCCGAAAGCCAATGCAAGCGCATACTCGCCTACTTGCTGAACGGCAGCCGGATCACGAGCCTCGAAGCATTGCGGCTCTTCGGGTGCATGAGGCTCGCATCGCGCATCAGCGACCTGCGGAAAAGCCATCCCGAAATCAAATTCAAAGCGACGAGGGTTGAGACGACGACGGGGAAAAGGGTCGCTCAATATTACATCGAGAGTATTCAGTAAACATTCAATTCAACGCAAATGAAAACGGTAATCATTAAAGAAATCAGGCTCCTCAATTTCAAGGGACTGCGTAATCTGACGGTCGAGTTCGACCCCGCGCTCACGGAGATTTACGGGCGCAACGGCATCGGCAAAACTTCGATCTTCGACGGGTTCACATGGCTCCTGTTCGGCAAGAACAGCGAGGACAGAAAACAGTTCGGCATCAAGACCTACGACGAGGCCGGAAACATCATCCCGAAACTCCCGCACGAGGTATCGGCCGTCCTGCTGGTCGATGGCGAGGTCGTAACCCTCTGCCGTCGGTTCAATGAAAAATGGACGAAGAAACGCGGCTCGGCGGTCGAGGAGTTCGTCGGACATGAAGAGGAACGCCTCTACAACAACGTACCCTGCTCGGTCAAGGAGTGGAACGAGAAGATCGCCGCCATCTGTCCCGAACAGGTATTCAAGTTCATCACCAATCCCCTCTACTTCACATCGCAGTCGGTAGATACGCAGCGGTCGATGCTCTTCCGTATGGCCGGAGGTATCACCGACGAGGAGATAGCCGCCGGAAATGCCGATTTTGCGGCCCTCCTTGCCTCGCTCACGGGTAAGACGATGGAGGAATACAAGAAAGAGATCGCCGCGAAAAAACGCCGTCTGAAAACCGAAATCGAGGCCATCCCCGAACGTATCGACGAACGCCGCCGCGATGTGCCGGAGGCGGAGGATTGGGCGGCCCTCGAAGAAGAACTCCGCCAAAAACAAGAGGCACTCGCAAAGGTCGAGGAACAGATTAACGACGCATCGAAAGCCTATGCCGCCGCGAATGAGGAACGGCTTGCAACGGTGCGCAAAATCAGCGACCTGAAAAACGAACGGCTGGCCCTCGAACTCAAAATCAAGGACGAAGTACAGGCCCTCTACCGTTCCGACAAGGCCAAGCAGCGGGCCGCTGCCGAGGATTTGGAGCGGGCGAAGCGCGACAAAGCCGCCGCCGAGCGCGACCTCGCCAATGCCCGCCGAGAGGTAGAGGTATGCACCGATCGCCGCGCCGAGCTTATCAAGCAATGGCAATCAATCAATGCCCGCAAGCTCGTATTCGATGAGAACGAGTTTATTTGCCCGACCTGCAAGCGCCGTTTCGAGATCGAGGAGATCGAGAGCCGCCAGCAGGAGATTACCGAGAACTTCAATCGCCGGAATGCCGCCGACCTCGAAGAGAACAATCGTCGCGGCAAGGAGAACAAACTCCGCATGGAGGAGGTGAATCAATATATCAGCGAAATCGAGGAAAAGATCGCCGAGCAGGTATCTATCATCTCCGAAATCGAAATGAGCGGCATCCTCACGGCAAAACTCATCGAACCCGACGCCACCCCGACCATCGCGGCCAACACCGAGTATATAGCACTCGGAGAACAGATCGCAGAACTCGAAAAGGAAGTTTCGCAGCCCATAGCCGCCACAGAGGATGATTTTTTACGCGAGGGACGCGATTCTCTTACCGTCGGAATCGACGCGCTCAAATCGCGGCTGATGAAGCGCGAACAGATCGAGAAGAATAACCAGCGCATCGCCGAACTCGAAAAGTCTCTCCGGATGCAGTCGGAAGAACTCGCGCAGTTGGAGGGTATCGAGTTCACGATGGCAGCTTTCTCGAAAGCCCGCACGGAGGCCATCGAAAGCAAGATCAACGGGCTGTTCGACTTCGTGAAGTTCCGCCTCTTCGAGACACAGATCAACGGAGGTGAAGTGGAAACGTGCGAAGCAATGGTGAACGGCGTGCCGTTCTCCGATGCCAATACCGCAGGGCAATTCAACGCGGGTATCGACATCATCAACGCGATATGCCGTTTCGAGGGCATTTCCGCCCCGATTTTCGCCGATGGTTCGGAAAGCGTCAATACCCTGCATCCGACACAATCGCAGGTTATCCGCCTGTTCGTATCGCTCGACGACAAGCTCGTCATCAAGCACAACGGAAATCCGGCTCAACCGAAGAGCCTTTTCGACTAATAATCATTCACTTAAAATTCAACGCAATTATGAAAACCGAAGAACAGAAAAGCGCATTTATCCTCCGCGTGGAGGAGATGGTAAAAGAGATCGAAACGCTGATGCAGGAGGGGGGGGGCAATGAGAGGTCTTGCATCCTCCTCGTAAACGAGAAGCCGCAAGACAGCGACATGACGGCCCAATGTATAGCGATCATGGGAAGCGGCAAAAGGCTAATCGAAAGCATGGCCGCATTCATCGAACGGCCCAACATGGCAGAAGTCGTGTCTCTCAGTGCAAAACTCGCCGCTCTTAAAAAACTCGCAGAAAATTAACATTCAAAATCAACCTTACAATGAATCAAGCAATCGCAAAGCAGGATCGCCCCGTCGATCTGCTCAAAGCAACAATCAATGCTCCGTCAATACAGGAGCAGTTCAAGAACGCCCTCGGCGAGCACAAGGATACGTTCGTCGCATCGCTCATCGACCTCTATACGGGCGACAAATCCTTGCAGACCTGCAAGCCCTCGGCAATCATCATCGAAGCACTCCGCGCGGCAACCCTCCGCCTACCTCTGAACAAGGCCCTCGGTTTCGCCTACATCGTGGTTTACAACAACTCGGTAAAAGTAACCAACGAGCAGACCGGACGCGAGGAATGGATCAAAGTTCCGACGCCGACGTTCATCCCCGGCTACAAGGGCTATATCCAGCTCGCCATGCGAACGGGGCAGTACCGGACGATCAATGCCGATGTAGTCTATGAGGGCGAAGTCCGCAAGGTGAACAAGCTCACGGGAGAGATCGCTTTCGACGGCGAAAAGACCTCCGACAAGATCATCGGCTACTTCTGCTATTTCGAGCTGCTCAACGGCTTTTCCAAGACGCTCTATGTAACCGTCGAGGATATGGCCGCCTACGCCAAGCGGTATTCTCCCTCCGTGAAGAAAGAAACGACCGTCGCGCAGCTCATCGCCAAAGCCAACGACGGCATCATCGGCAAGAAAGTCGGATGGGAGGGCAACTTCAACGACATGGCTCTGAAAACGGTGATTCGCCGCCTGCTGTCGAAATACGGCTATCTCTCCGTCGAGATGCAGAACGCGATGGCTCACGATGTCGAGGATGAGGCCATGTCGAACCGCAACGACACGCTCGATAATGCCGCAGCGCAGACGGTCGATCTCTCGGCAACGGAATACGAGGAGGTCGATACGGAAACGGGGGAAGTCAAGGAAACCGGATCGGAGCAGGCCGCACCCGCTCCTGCACCTGAATACTGATCTGACGGCACGAGAGTATGATCTTGAAATGTTTGGGGAGTTCATCACGGGGCAACTGCTACATCCTCGAAGCGGCCGATGAAACTTTGATCGTCGAGGCGGGAATACCGATGCGCGACATCAAAAAGGGTCTCGGCTGGCAGCTCGGCAAGGTGGTAGGATGCCTCGTATCTCACCGACACGAAGATCATGCAAGGTCGTTGAACGACTTTCTCACCTGCGGCATCCGCGTACTGGCTCTCGCCGATGTATTCGACGCCGCCAATCCGAGAAATCGCGTATTCTGCAAGATAATCGAACCGATGCACGGCTACAAAGTGGGAGGCTTCAAGGTCTTCGTACTGCCGGTCGTCCACGATGTGCCGTGCGTCGGGTTCGTCATCGAGCATCAGGAGATGGGACGCCTGCTTTTCATCACCGATACGATGATGCTGGAATACCGGCTGCCGAACCTGAATCACATCATGATCGAGGCGAACTACTCCGATGCAATCTTGCAGCGCAATATCGACAGTGGGCGGATGCCTCCCGCCATGCGGGGACGGCTGCTGGGTTCGCACATGGAATTGCAGACGACGAAAGAGATTTTGCGGACGACCGACCTATCGGCGGCAAATGAGGTGATTTTACTGCATCTCTCCGACGGCAACAGCAATGCCAAAGGATTCGCCGAAGAAGTTCGGCAAATCGCCGGAAAACCGGCATATATCGCCCGTGCAGGATTGGAGGTCAATCTCGATAAAATGCCCTACTGATATGCGACCCGTGCCGAACGATATAGTTTCAACGCTGATCCGCTACCTGCCGCAGATACTCGAAAACGTGCAGATAGACAGCGGAAATACGCGGCTCATCAATGCCGTAAGACTGACAAAAAGGATTATTCCACGATTAAAGAAAATTGAGAATGAAAAAAATACCAAACCCTAACGGAAACAAATTCGTCTTGCCAAAGGGATATACTGACCTCGGATGGCAACTCGATTTTAATGCTTCCGAACTAAAAAAATGTAGGGAAGCCGGGCATATCCGGCGGAAGTTCGATAATTCCAAATACCTGTATCGGTGTAACGATGTGGTATATATCTGCGATCAATGCAAGAATGTACACCATGTCGATATGAGTGATTAAAAAATCGAATGCAATGCTGATAGTAAAGCAGGACAAGACCCGCAAGGAGGAAGAGGGACAGATATTCGTCGAACTCACGATTTACCGTGATGTCAGGAATATCGCAGACTGCAACCGCCTCGGATATTGGTGCGACAAAGCGCATCTGTCGCACTTCATCATGGAATGCGCGAAATGTTTTACGCAAGACGAATTAAAAAACATACTGAAAATGAACGGAAACAATATTTACATCGAGAAAAACAACCTGCTCGATGCCTACAAGAAAGGCAATGCCGATAACAAGAAGATGCTCGAAAATCTCTTCGGCAAGGAGATGTTCCGCCCGAAAAACATCATGGAGCGCATCAAGACCTTTGATGACGCATTCAAGGAACTCGGCGAGCACCATCCGCTCGTAAAAGAATACCACAAACGGCATCTGTTCCTCGAAGACGATTCGGATATTAGCTCCGATCTCGTAGCCTACCTCAAACTCCGCATCATTACCGCCGCTCTCAACGAGGGTTGGACACCGCAGTTCACCGAGGACGAATACCGCTACTTCCCGTGGTTTTGGCTCTACACCAAGGAGGAGATCGCCAAGATGGACAAGGAGGAGCGCAAGAAAGTTGTCCTGTTCGGCGGTGGTGCGTATTACGGCTCGTCTGCCGGTTTTGCGTATGCGGCTTCGTCTTACGCGCCCTCGGTTGCGGATGCGGTGATCGGGTCTCGCCTTTGCTTTATCCCCGCATAACGCCACAGAAAACACGCTCGGCCAATAATTAAACGCTACGACAATGGAGAATAACCACAATCCGATGGAGGATGACGGCTCGCTGGATTTCCTGAAAATCCCCGCCGATGAAACCAACAAGCATTTCAACTGCCCCGAAACGACGCAGCAGAAGTTGATAAACCTCACCTTTTGGGTCTGCGACTACATCGAGGGAGTGAAAACGAAGTTCGGAGAGAATCGGACGCTCGTCAAGATCAAGATGAATCGGGACGATCACGACCGCGATGCACGCAAGTTCTTCACCAATTCGCGGGAAATCAAATATGTCCTCGCCAAGATTCGGGAAATGGACAAATTCCCGCGACGGGTAACGATGCGGGCATCGGGAACACGGTACTATTTGGAGTAATGGATGTATAAAGGTTGGTTGCTCTTGCGGTGTCCTGTTCAGCGGTAATGCGAATAACAGCTCGAATGCCGGTTTTGCGTATGCGAATTCGAATAACACGCCCTCGAATACGAATGCGAATATCAGGTCTCGCCAATGATTTTCAGAAAGGTAAAAACATAAATTTTGAGAGCAACGACCCTGCCTCTCGGCAAAAAATATCACCTCAAAAAGGAGTTAGTAGGCGGTTTCGGGCATCCCGAACTGCCGAACGCCCCGAATATGAAAAGCAAAGCGTCGAAATGAAGCGTATAGGAAACTTATACGAAAAGATCATATCGCTGGATAACCTCCGCCTCGCCGATGAAAAGGCAAGGCGCGGGAAACTCCGCTCGTATGGCGTCTTGCTTCACGACAAAAACCGTGAAGCGAATATCCTTGCCCTGCATGAAACGCTGAAAAATCATACATTCAAGAACTCCGAATACAGCACGTTCACGATCTATGAGCCGAAAGAGAGGATCATATTTCGATTGCCGTATTACCCCGACCGCATTCTGCACCATGCAATCATGAATATCCTCGAACCGATATGGGTTTCGGTCTTCACAAAAGACACATATAGCTGCATCAAGGGCCGCGGGATTCACGGAGCGATGCGGAATGTCAAGCGGGCCATCAAAGACCGGGAAAACGCCCGATATTGCCTCAAAATCGACATCCGGAAGTTCTACCCGTCGATAGACCACGACGTATTGAAAACCATCATCCGCCGCAAAATCAAATGCAAGGATACGCTCGCCCTGCTCGATACGATCATCGACAGCACCGACGGCGTGCCTATCGGCAACTATTTGAGCCAATACTTCGCAAACCTGATGCGCGCCTACTTCGATCATTGGATCAAGGAGGAGAAGCGGGTGCGGAACTATTTCAGATATGCCGACGACATGGTATTTCTCGCCTCCACGAAAGAGGAGCTGCACATCCTGCTGGCCGACATCAAGAAGTATCTCGCGGCCTTGAAATTGACACTGAAAGGCAATGAGCAGATATTTCCGATTGCCGAGAACCGGGCGGACAAGCACGGGCGCGGCCTCGATTTCGTCGGATTCGTATTCTACCACAACCAAACGCTCATGCGCAAATCCATCAAGCAGAATTTCTGCCGCATGGCCGCGCGTCTGAATAAGAAACTCAATATCAGCGCGAGAGACTACAAACAGAAGCTATGCAGTTGGTACGGATGGGCGAAAGTCTCCAATTCAAAACATTTGTTAAAAACCATCATTAAATCGCAATTCTATGACACGTTCGTATTACGATGCAAGGCCGTCTAAATTCGAGGCCGTAGGCAACGGAAGCTACATCTACCGTTGGGATATTCAGGAAGAGGCCGCACCGCAGCAGATCATGGCAGAGGGCGAAGATCAGCCCGCCGCCGAAAGTTCGCGCACGCAGTATTCCTGCTATGAGGTAATCGTATGGGCTTCCGTATCGAGCAACAAGATCACGGAGGCCGTCATCCGTGCAATGTGGGATGCCAACTACGAGCAGAAGCTCATCAACGAGTACAACGCCGCCAATCTCGGCGTATATGGCGGCTCCAAGTCGAGCGACGAGGCAAAGGCGAAGATCGCCTCGTACAAGGACTTTCTCGCAGCGAGAGCCGCGTTGAAAGCCCAAATCGACGCAGACTGCGCCGAGCTGAACATCGAATAAAATCAGATCATGCTGACCCTGCATTTCAACAACACGACATTGGACGTACAGGAGAGCGATAGCAGCTACCGCTATCGCTCCCTCATGTCCAAGCCGCAACTCGTCCTGAAATTCTCCCTATCGGAATTTGTCGAAATTCCCGTCGGGGCATGGTGCGAGTATCAAGGCGTGAAATACAAACTCGGATCGCCGGAAAACATCAAGAAGAACGGAACCCGCAATATCGAATACACTCTTACCCTCGGAACATTGGAGGACAACATGAGCCTGTATAAGATGCGTAATCCCGTCGATAAACGCCTCAAATGGTCGATGTGCGCCAAGCCCCACGAACTCGTCGAAGCTATCGTTTGGAATCTCAACCAGCGCGACGGAGCCGGAGTTTGGAAAGTCGGCGAATGCCTCGATGCGGCGGAGCAGACGGTCGAGTTCAACCACACCTACGTCGATGCTGCATTGCAGGATGTCGCAAACAAATTCGAGACCGAGTGGGAAATCAACGACTATACGATTTCATTGCATAAAGTCGAGTATTTCAAGGATGATCCCCTGCCGCTCGCATACGGCAAGGGTAACGGCTTCGAGCCGGGTGTCGGGCGCACCACGCAGAGCGATGAATTGCCGATCAAACGGCTCTATGTTCAGGGCGGAGATCGTAATATCGACCGCTCAAAATACGGCTCAGCGGAATTGTTGTTGCCGAAGTCGCAGACGCTCGTTTATGAGGGCCGCATCTATCAATCCGACGCAGAGGGATATTCCATCGAGCGCATCGACAAAGTTTCCGATGCAGTCAAGGAGGACAGCCTCGATTGCTCCGAGATATACCCCTCGCGCGTGGGAACAGTATCGGCGGTCGAGTGCATCGACGCAGGAAAGAATTTCTACGACATCATCGACAATTCCATCCCCGCAGAGCTGAATTTCAACGATTATGTCATCGAGGGCGAGACGGCGACGATCATCTTCCAAAAGGGGATGCTCGCGGGCGACGACAAGCAGTTCGAGTTCAAATACAATCACTCGGAACGCCGCTTTGAACTCGTGCCGCAGGAAATCGACGGGGTTACGATGCCGAACGAAACATTCAGTCCCGCCGTCGGCGACACCTACGCCATTTTCGGTATCATGCTGCCGGATTCCTATATCTGTAACAATACGGATAAGACTGGGGCATCATGGGATATGTTCCGCGAAGCGGCCCGCAAACTCTATGAGAACGAAGATCAGAAATTCACCTTTACCGGCACTCTGCAAGGGCTGTGGGCGAAAAAGAATTGGCTCCGTGTCGGCGGGCGGCTGAAAGTCGGCGGATATGTTCTGTTCACCGATGAGCAGTTCGCCCCCGACGGCATTCCGATCCGCATCACGGGTATCAAGGAATTTCTCACCTCGCCGTATGCTCCCGTCCTCGAAATCTCGAACTCGGTTTCAGGCAAGAGCGTATCGTCGCAACTTCGGGAGATCGGCCAAAACGAGGTGGCGACAGATAACAGCATCCGCAACGCCGTAAGCTATACCAAGCGTCGGTTCCGCGATGTCAAGGAAACGATGGCGATGTTGGAAGATTCGATGCTCGACAACTTCACGAACTCTATCAATCCGCTGACCGTGCAGACGATGATGATGCTCGTCGGGGATGAGAGCCTGCAATTCCGGTTCGTCGCCAGCAAGACCGACCTCACAGCGGTAGGCGACGGTATCACCTACGACAACACGGCGAAGCAGTTGCATATCCCGCACGGATTCATCCAGCACATGACGCTCGGCATCGGCACGATCTCGTCCTCTCATGCCGATTCGGAGTACAAGGTTTGGGAGATGAACGAATACCTTTCGCCGTACCTCGACAACGGAGCAAAGAAATATTATCTCTATGCCAAAGTCAGCCGCACGGACACCACCGTAAAGGGCGATTTTCTCCTATCTGACAGGGCGATCAAGATGACCGATGTCGCAGGGTATTATCATCTGCTGGTCGGCATTCTGAACAGCGAATACGACGGCGAACGAAGCTATGTTTCGCTCTACGGGTTCTCGGAGATTCTGCCCGGTCGGATTACGACGGATAAGATCGTATCGTCCGACGGCAAAACATATTTCGACCTGCTGCTGGGAGAAATCGGAGGCAATATCAAATTCATCGCCTCGGATGGAAGCCTGAAAGATGTTGCCGACCTCGAACGGACAGATTTGGATTATCTCAAAGAGGCTTTCAAAGATGCAACGACCGAAATAGACGGAGGTGTTGCCCTTTCGGGATTCGTGGGAGTGAGAGACGCATTGAAAAACGTAATAGCGGCTCTTTGCGGTTATAATCCGACCTCCGAGGATGACTACCCGTTGATATTCGCAGGAGCACAGCAAGGGAATGTAGAGTATTACGGATGGACAAGCAATAGCTATACCCATATCTACACCCAAAGCGCGACGCCGAGCAATGGGGATAATTGTTTCGACAATAAAGGCTCTGTCGTAGGAACTGTAACGAATATCGTAGGGGCGCAAATTTTCGCATTATCCACAACGGGCGAAACCTATCAACGCAATACCGGAATCGACTTTACCGCGAAAACGCCCTCTGCAATGGAGGGCAACCGAGCCAAGTTCCGAGTATATAAGGACGGACGATGCGTTTCCAATTACTTTGAAACGAGCGGGTCATACAAGACGATATACGTGCCGACATATTGTCCGCCATTGGTCTTTACAACCGTTTTGGAGGTTTCGGAAAATTGCTACATGGACTTGACCTCCGGAGCGCAATTCGGTGTTTTGATGGAGACGAATGACGACTATGACGGCTATAACTGCTCGCTGTATAATTCCAGCAGATACCCTTGCACGGTGGTTAAAGGGACGAAAAGCTCCTATACGCAAGTCGGGGCATTGTCCCCCGGCGAAATGATGGATTTTGTCAATATCAAAGGAGGATGGGTATTAAAGAATTTCACCAGATATTCAACGAAAGAGTAAAATTATTTTCGCCCATATAGTACCTATTAGGTATTATTCACTACTTTTGTCATAAATCTAAACCTATTATGGAACAGAAAATCGAAAAGGGAATCGGGTGGCTCGAAAAGCTGCTCAAAATGGAGGAAAAATACGGGTTCTTCCGCTTTCTGCGAGTGCTTTTGCTTTTACTCCTCACGGGGTTTGTCATCCTTACTATCACCAATCCGCACTATGTGCTGGATAAAGTCGAATCAATCCAAGCAGAGCAACATGATGAATCGGTAGCCAAGCGCATTCAGGTAGATGCGGATATTCGTCTGATGCTGCGCAAACTCTTATATGCGCTCGATGCCGACCGTACATGGCTCATAGAGCTGCATAATGGGAGCAAAAACCTATCATCAGGATTACCGTTCCTATACGGCGATATGCGAATCGAAGAGGTCGCTGACGGCATCAATAACGTCGATGATGAATATACTGATTTTCAGCTATCGAAATACCCTTTTATCGGGAAAGTCTTTGACGACGGATTTTATTGGGGAGCTATCGAAACGATCAAGGAGATCGACGAACGAATGTATTTCAAGTTCAAGTCGAATAACATGAACGAGGTCGCCATTCTCGCCCTATATGCAGGAGAAAAGCCGCTCGGAGCAATCGGCATATCATTTTGCGGACAAAAACAGATGGACGCCTCCGCTGTCGGCAAGGCTATTCGCAAGTGCGGTATTCAGGTAGCAACCCTATTATCCAACTAACATCACAACATCATGGAAACTATCAAAAATATTCTGACCGCCATCTTGAAATGGCTGGGGAGTATTCCATCCGACAAACTCCTGCACCTCATTGCAGGTGCGGTAATCGCAGCCTTTTTCGCCCTTGTCATTCCCTATACGGCTGAAATATGCGTCTTATTCGCCGCCATCGCAGGGGTGGCAAAAGAGGCTTTCGACCAATACCGCTACAAAGGATGGGATTGGCTTGACTTGGCCTATACAATGGCCGGAGGTTTCATCATTCAAATTTTCGCGTGGCTATGAAACTACTTTTGAAACGCATCGCATTGAAGCCGACCTATACCATCGGCTGGCTCTACATCGACGGGCAAAAGGTCTGCGACACCATCGAAGATGCCGTGCGAGACCTGAACAAAAACGGGCGGTTCGACAATGGCGAAAAGAAAGTGTATGCCGCAACCGCTATCCCCTACGGGACATACGACATCACGCTGAAAGTCCAATCCCCGAAGTATAAGGATCGGGCGCAGTACAAATTCTGCGACGGCTACCTGCCTCGGCTGCTCAATGTGCCGGAGTTCGACGGCATCCTAATCCACATCGGGAACACGGCAAAGGACAGCGCAGGATGCATCTTGGTCGGCGAAAACAAAGAGGTCGGCAAGGTACTGAACTCGACGGCCACGTTCCGTAAGGTGTACGAGATACTCAAAGCAGCCTCCGACAGAGGGGAGCCTATCAAAATCGAAATCGTATGAGAAACGTGAAGAAAAAGAAACCGACCTACGAACAGATTGTAGATAGGGCATATATCATAGCTTTGACAGCATTAGCATTGGCTTTCCTATCGTTCATGCTGTCGCTTGGATGAGTTGCCAAACAAGCGAGGTCGCAGCCACTATGAGTGCCCCTACTGAAATCCAAAAGGCTCGACGGGCATATTTGATATTGGATTCTTTCACCCTATTATCAAGTTGCCTGTCCGCTTCCCTCTTTCCGATTTCTTCGAGGGCATGGCCGCAATCGGCGTAAATAGGACTGAGGTATTGGGGCTGAGTAATATGGAAATCGCCACCGCTGATTCCGACCCCGACATGCTCATTCGAGAACAGCCGGTATATACGAGGCCAATACTCCCCGGATAGTTCCTCGCCTTTTTCGCAAGTAACTTCCGAATGCCCCGCCGCAATGTATTCGATTACAGCCATAAGCGACTGATAAAACTCCTTTGTTTCCATAATGACACAAAAATAACAAACAAACATGAAACGACTTCAAATTATAGTATTTTTTATAATCCTGCTGGCGGTAGTCGGCTGTTGCCCGACCCGCCACCTTACCTCCTCTACACAAGACAGCGTGCGGGTGGAAACAGTTGTCCGTACCGAGTATATCCCTGACACGGTGTTTGTCGAGGTTCCGATTGAAAGCGAGCGTCAGACAGTCCGAGATACAACGAGCCATTTGGAAACGTCATACGCCGTTTCTGACGCTCGAATAACTCCCGACGGGGCATTGTTCCACTCGCTGGCAAACAAGCCGCAGAAAAAGCCCGTACCGACCGAAAAAGAGGTAGTCTACCGAGATAGTCTTGTGTATAGGGACAAAATTGTAGAAAAGGCCGTACCGGTCGAACGAGAATTGACATGGTGGCAACAAACACAGATGAGAGGCTTTTGGATTGTGCTGGCAATTATTGTGGTCGTGTATCGGAAAAAGATTTTTGCCGTTGTCCGGCGATTTATCTGATTGAACAACAAACAATATTCTAAACCGGAACCCCTGTCCATATCAAAAACTTTGTTTATATTTGGGGCAAAATATTGTAATATAGCGTTTGCTATTGTTTTGAGGTTTAGGAAATCGCCAATTTCACAACGGACTTAAAAAACAATGGTAAATGCCTGCGTTATGCGTGGGCATTTCCTTGTTAGTCCGTAGGTGTTTGGCGATACCTCTAAACCGACAGGAACGCCCACGCTTTTCTGTGTGCATATCCGGAAACAGCAGCGAATGTTTGATTTACGGATAGCATGAGCGAAAAGAAACCAACAAGGCAGGCGGAGATCGTATTTGCCGCCATGAAAGCAATCGAGGCCAACGGCGGCGAAATGAGGATTTCGGATATATACGAAACCCTCGCATCATCGTTCCCGCTGACCGATTATGAGAAAGAGGAAACCAAGAGCGGTGTCATCCGCTGGAAAGCGTATCTCAACTTCTATTCGATAGAGGTAGGCAAGGTCGGGTATCTCGTCAAAAAGAGCGGGATTTGGCATCTGACGGAAGAGGGTGCGAAAGCTCTTGCCGCCGGAGCCGGAGAGTTCTTCGCCGATTTTCACGGCAAGTTTTCCAAGATACAGAAAGAGCACGCGGTATCGGTCATCGAGGAGAATGCGGATCAGCCCGATGATTTGGATATGTTGCAAGGTCAGGCATCGAAAGGCATTCGGGAGTATATCATCAAAAAGAACCCCTACGAGTTTCAGGATTTGGTCGCCGCCCTGTTGCGGGCAATGGGTTACTACACGCCGTTCATCGCCCCGAAAGGCAAGGATGGCGGCGTCGATATTATCGCCTACCGAGACCCGCTCGGCACGACCGCCCCGCAGTTGAAAGTACAGGTCAAGCATTATCCGACCTCTGCAATCTCCGTCGATGTCGTCCGCAGTCTGCTGGGGGTTCTCGTGAAAGAGGGTGAGGTCGGCCTGCTGGTTACATCGGGGACATTCACCAGCGAATCCAAGAAAGAGGCCCGCAACGGGCATCGTTGCCTGCGTCTGATCGACATCGACGAGTTCATCGACCTATGGATTCGCTATTACGACCGCATGAGCGAGGAGGACAAAGCCCTGCTCCCGATTATTCCCGTTTATTTTCTGAAAGCATAAAACCATCATACTTATGAAAAAACTCTTATCTATTCTATTCCTATCCCTTTGCATCGCAGCTTGCTCCAAAGACGATACCCCAAAGCCGGAGATGAACGAAACCGTCAAACAGATTTGGCAGACTTTGAACGGCAGATATATCGGGTTCCATGAGGATAAGTTATCATCCGCCGGTTCCTATACGGAAACCATCGTCTTTCAGCCCTATTCCGAGCCGGAAGAGATCAAGCCGACGGTAATCCTTTTCCCGGATTTTACAGCATACGGAACCGCCGTCATAACCGACACCCGATTTGAAGAGATCAGCGGCTCATCGACCTGCTATTACTCAATCGACGTAAAATATGAGGGAGCAATCCCGACGATCTCATTCTTTGAATACGGAACGGACGGCGAAGTAGTAAACAGCGAAGATCAGCGCAACATCAAGGTCATCGACGCCTCCTCTTTCAAAATGTGGGATTATGGCTTGACCGAGGCCGAGAATGCGATAATCTACACCAAGCAATAGAAATCCAAATAATTCAATATCTTTGCGGTACTGATAGCCCCGTATCAGTTGCGTTGAATACCCCTCTCGACAGACCGATAGATCGGGCGTTGAGAGGGTTTTTCATTCGATTCTGTTACCCGTCTGTTACCCGGCCTCCGAAGTGGCGTTTATTGGTTACAAATAAGCCAATATATCATAGTGAGTTACAACCTATTTTAGAAAGAAGTAATAGATTTTGTCCGACAAAGAGGAGGCTTATTTAAAAAGTAACGATTGGACAGAAGAGGCATTGAAGAAGCTGACGGAAGAAGATGCGGATGCGATCGAGTTTTGCCAAAAGAACTTGGGTTACTTTATTTCATACGAAAATCTATTCTCTACTTGGTTAGGCAAGGGCAAAGACTTTGGTGTTGCTAACGTGCGTGATGCGATCTCGGCATTTAACCGTCTGATTAGTGAAAACTACAAACAAATTTTTGAAAATATCTTCGATACTCTCCAGACCGGCCTTAGTAAATTAGGGGATAGTGCAGGCTCCCAAACCAAGGCCATTAATGATTTGATTCAGTTAATTAAAGATATACCTACCAATGGTAATCAAGACTATGATGTTTTAGGCTTTATCTATGAATATTTGATTGGCAACTTTGCCGCCAATGCCGGAAAGAAAGCCGGGGAATTCTATACGCCGCACGAAGTGGCGATTTTGATGTCAGAGATAGTAGCTAACCATCTTAAAGACAAAGAAAAAATTGAGATATATGACCCTACGAGTGGTTCTGGGTCGTTACTTATCAATATCGGCCGGTCAGTTGCAAAACATATTAGCAATAAAGATAATATCAAATATTACGCACAGGAGCTTAAGGAGAATACATACAATTTGACCCGTATGAATCTGGTGATGCGTAACATTTTGCCGGATAATATCCTAACACGAAATGCCGACACGCTCGAAGAAGACTGGCCATATTTCGACGACACAGACCCTGAGAGAACTTATAATCTAGTTTATGTAGACGCTGTGGTTTCTAATCCGCCTTATTCTCAGAACTGGGATTCTGAAAATAAAGAATTTGACCCGCGATATGAACGCTTTGGGTTAGCGCCAAAAGGTAAGGCTGATTACGCATTTTTGTTACATGACCTGTACCACGTCAAGCCGAATGGAATAATGGCCATCATTTTACCTCATGGGGTGCTGTTTCGTGGTGGAGAGGAGGAAAAAATCCGCAGAAACTTGATTGAGGAAAACCATATTGATGCGATTATTGGGCTTCCTGCAAATATATTCTTTGGCACGGGCATCCCAACTATCATTATGATCCTGCGCCAAAAGCGAGAGAATACAGATGTATTGATTGTAGATGCATCAAAGGGTTTCGTGAAGGAGGGCAAGAACAATAGGCTGCGTGCTCGCGATATTAAAAAAATAACCGATGCGGTGATTAATCGTACGGACGAGCCGAAGTTTTCTCGCAAAGTAGAACGTGATGAGATACGAAAGAATGAATACAATCTAAACATTCCTCGTTATGTAGACTCTTCGGACGATGCGGAGTCGTGGGATATCTATGCTTCGATGTTCGGAGGTATTCCGAATTCGGAAATTGATGGATTGTCTAAATTTTGGGACGCATTCCCATCGTTGAGAAATCAAATATTTAAGAGCGATGATACGCCTTATTCGTCCTTGGCCGTAGAAGATATAAAACAGACAATCACCGACAATGTCGATGTGAAAAGTTTTATCAGCCAATTCAATGGTGCGTTCTCTGATTTTTCGTCATACCTATATCGTGAGTTGATCGAAAATATGTTGACGGTCAAGGTAGCACAAGAAGAAAACCAGATTAGTGAGGATATTTTCCGTTGCTTGACTAATATACCTTTGATTGACAAATACCAAGCTTACCAAGTGTTAGATGACCAATGGTCTAAAACAGCAACCGATTTGGAAGTTATCCAGACCGAAGGTTTTGAGGCTACTCGCAAAGTAGATCCCAATATGGTGATTAAGAAAAAAGACGGTAAGGATGTCGAGGTGCAAGATGGATGGATTGGGCGCGTGATTCCGTTTGAGTTGGTACAGCAAACTTTATTGAAAAAAAGAACTGGATGAACTCAAGCAAAAGGAGGCAGAACTGGAGGCCGTTGTTGCTCAATACCCCGAAATCATAGACGAGATGAGTGAGGAGGAGAAAGAGGGTGACTATCTGAACGATGATAATACCGCTTTTGTTCCTGCCAAGGTAAAAGCTTACTGTAAAGATGCTAATATCTTCGGGTATGATAATGAGCTTACTACGAAGATAAAGCGTGTACATACGCTTATCGAAAAAGAGAAGAAACTGAGAAAAGAGGTTAAGGAAAAGACCTGGGCATTGCATATGCTGACCAAGGAGACTATCGAAGGACTTTCAGACGAAAATGTACTTATGCTCCTCGACCTTAAATGGATTCAGCCGTTGTGTAGCTCATTGGCAGTGCTTCCTGTAGGAGTTATCAACGACTTGGTTGGGCGCACGAAGGTTCTTGCGGAGAAATATGCAGTTACTTATGTCGAGTTAGAGTCCCAAATTCGGGAATCGGAAAAGGCTCTCTCTGCACTTATTGACGATTTAGAGGGCAATGAGTTCGATATGCTTGGTCTTCGTGAATTTCAAAAATTATTAGGAGCGGATGACAATGGAAAATAAGAAAAGCGCTCCTGCTATCCGATTTAAACGGTTTACTGGCAACTGGAGATCGAAGAGGTTTGATAAAACTTTTTCGATGCTTTGCAATAACACATTATCTCGTGCAGCTTTGAGCTACGAGAAAGGCTCCACAAAGAACGTACACTATGGTGATGTTCTTATTAAATTCGGAGAATACACAGATGTTACTCGTGAGGATATCCCATATATCTCAGATGATAAAATAGCAGATAAATATATAACTTCACGACTACAAGATGGTGATATTGTATTTGCGGACACAGCGGAAGATGCTACGGCAGGTAAATGTACAGAGTTGTTTAACGTACAACAACAGCCTATTATATCAGGACTTCATACTATACCGTGTCGTCCTTTATTCCCGTTCTCAACGAGCTATCTTGGCTATTTCTTGAACTCATCTGCATATCACAATCAATTATTACCACTGATGCAGGGGACAAAAGTGGTAGGGATTTCAAAAACAGCAATAAAAGATACATGTGTTTCTTTTCCAGAGGATGCAGACGAGCAGAGGGCAATAGGCAATTATTTTCAGGATATTGATAAGCTTATAAATACAAGTCAGACGAAACTTGACAAGCTAAAAAATATCAAGAAGGCATGTCTTGAAAAGATGTTTTCACGCAAGGGATCAAATACTCCAGAACTTCGATTTAAGGGTTTCAAGAAAACGTGGAAAGAGAAGAAGCTGGAAGATATTGTTGATGTTAGAAGTGGAAGAGATTACAAACACTTAGTTGACGGTAATATACCTGTATATGGAACAGGTGGCTATATGTTAAGCGTTAATGCCGCCCTGTCATATGACGAGAATGCTGTAGGGATTGGAAGAAAAGGAACCATAGATAAACCATATATTCTATATGCCCCGTTTTGGACTGTAGATACATTATTTTATGCTGTACCAAGAAAAAACAATGACTTAAACTTTATATATAATTTGTTTCAGCAAGTTGATTGGCGAAAGAAGGATGAATCAACAGGAGTCCCTAGTTTATCCAAAGTAGCTATTAATTCTATTGTCATTAACACAGCAGGTTATACTGAACAACAAATAATAGGTGTTTTTTTCGAAAACCTAGATGACATAATTGTCAAGATAGACAAGCAAATCAATAAACTCAAAAACATCAAAAAGGCATGCCTTGATAAGATGTTTGTAACCGGGGAGGATTAACTTATGACATCATTTGACAACGAATTGAAATTTGAGGCGGCTCTCATTGAGCTGCTACACACAAGATACGGTTGGGAAAAAGAGGTGCTCGTAAATCCGACTGAAGAGCAGCTAATCGCTAATTGGGCGAAGATACTTTTTGAAAATAACAGAAGTGTCGACCGTCTGGGGGAATACCCATTGACAAATGGCGAAATGCAGCAGATTATAGAACAAATAAACACGTTGCGTACTCCCTTGCGCTTAAATGGCTTTATCAACGGCAAAACAGTATCTATAAAACGAGATAACCCCAACGATACCCAGCATTTGGGCAAGGAGGTGAGCCTGAAGATATACGATCGCCATGAGATTGCCGCAGGGCAAAGCCGCTACCAAATAGCAAAGCAACCCAAGTTCCCTACTTCATCGCCACTAAAGAGCGATCGCCGTGGAGACCTGATGCTGCTTATCAACGGCATGCCGCTTTTTCACATTGAACTCAAAAAGAGCGGTATTCCCATCAGTCAAGCCTGTAACCAAATCGAGAAATATGCTAATGCGGGTATTTTCTCGCAAGGTTTGTTCTCGCTAGTGCAGATATTTGTGGCGATGAATCCTGAAGAGACGCTATACTTTGCCAATCCAGGCGCGGACGGCAAATTCAATCCCGATTATTTTTTCCACTGGTGTGACTTTAACAACGAACCCATAAACGAATGGAACAAAATAGCCGACTGTCTTCTCTCTATCCCTATGGCTCACCAGTTGATAGGTTTCTATACGGTTGCCGACGACACCGATGGAGTACTGAAAGTAATGCGTAGCTATCAATACTATGCGGCGAGCGCCATATCGGATAAAGTAGCAAGTACACGATGGGCTGATAAAAACATCTACGGTGGTTATGTGTGGCATACCACTGGATCGGGTAAAACAATGACCAGTTTTAAGTCTGCCCAACTTATTGCCAACTCTAAGGATGCCGATAAAGTAATCTTTCTGATGGATCGTATTGAGCTGGGGACACAATCACTCATTGAGTACAGAGGTTTTGCCGACGATAGCGATTCAGTGCAAGAGACCGAGAATACCGAAGTGCTGATAACTAAACTTAAAAGCAATGCAGCTAGCGACACGCTGATTGTTACCTCTATTCAAAAGATGAGCAACATCCAGGAGGATGGCTCACGCAACGACCACGACATAGCCCTGATCAACAAAAAACGAATTGTCTTCATTATTGACGAAGCACACCGCTCTACGTTTGGCGATATGCTGATAACCATTAAAAAGACATTCCCTGCAGCCATATTCTTCGGTTTCACGGGAACGCCTATTCAGAAAGAGAACGAGAAAAAGAAAAATACAACCGCCACAATTTTCGGCAACGAATTACATAAATACAGCGTCGCCGATGGCATCAGGGATAAAAACGTATTGGGATTTGACCCCTACAAGGTTCTTACATACAAAGATAAAGACCTGCATCGAGTAGTAGCATTGGAGAAAGCCAAAGCCACTACTGAGGCAGAAGCTATTGCCGATCCTAAAAAGAGTAAGGTCTATTATAAATTTATGAATGACGTGCCGATGGCCGGCTCAACTGACAGTGCAGGCAACTACACGAAAGGCATCGAAGATTATATCCCTACCTCGCAATACGAAACCGAAGAGTACCGAAGTGCGGTAGTAAATGACATCTTTGAGAACTGGACTACAATTAGTCGCGGAGGAAAGTTTCACGCCATATTTGCCACAAGCAGTATTCCTGAAGCCATCGAATACTACAAACTGATTAAGAGCTTGAAACCTGATTTCAAGGTAGCGGCTCTATTTGACCAAAGCATTGATAATAATGGAAGCGGCACGATCAAAGAAGATGCAATAGTCGAGATGCTTACGGATTATAACAAAAGATACGGTAAAACATTTACCATACCTACTTTCAGAAAGTATAAAAAGGATGTCGCGCTTCGTCTTGCACACAAGGATCCATATAAACACATTGAGAATACTCCCGAAAAGCAGTTAGATCTACTTGTTGTTGTGGATCAGATGCTGACAGGTTTCGACTCTAAATGGGTTAACACCCTATATCTGGATAAGTTAATGCAGAATGAAGGTATAATACAAGCTTTTTCAAGAACGAACCGTCTGTTTGGTCCCGAAAAACCGTTTGGCACGATCCGTTACTACCGCAAGCCTCACACGATGGCACGAAACATAGAAAGTGCTTTCAAATTATACTCAGGCGATAAACCGCCTTTTTGCCGATAAACTCGAAAAGAATATCCGAACGATGAACTCCATCTACCAAGATATTGTTGAACTTTTTGAGGCGGCGGGAGTCGAGAATTTCGAGAAACTTCCTGATACAGATGCAGAAAAGGCTCAATTTGCAAAACTGTTCAAACAGTTCAATGACTTCCTCGAGGCTGCAAAAATACAAGGCTTCGATTGGAATAAGAAAGTTTACACTTTTAAACATGAGGATGGCACAAAAAGAACGGTGCGTCCTACACTGGATAAAAATACATATCTAATACTTGCACTTCGTTATAAAGAATTGTTTAATAGTCCCGGTGGAGGAGTAAGAGTTGGGGATGTGCCCTATGACATCGATACCCACCTGACAGAGATCAATACGGGAGCTATAGATGTGAACTATATGAACTCTCGCTTTGACAAGTGGCTCAAGTCACTTCACTCTGACGAAGCAACGGAAGATGTCAAGAAAAAACTCCTCGCCGACCTACACAAAACTTTTGCGACACTAACACAAGAAGAACAAAAATATGCCAATATATTCCTCCACGATGTGGAGCGTGGCGATGTAACAGTACTAGATAGTAAGAAAACACTGCGAGATTACATTGCAGAGTATCAGGAGAATGCAAAAAATGACCGGATTCGGAAATTTGCAACAGCAGTCGGTGTCGATGAAGCGATGCTCAGGACATTCCTGAATCTCCACGTAACCGAAGATAATATCAACGAATTTGGTCGATTTGATGAACTTAAAACATCTGTTGATCGAAATATAGCAAAGGTTTACTTCGAAAGAATCGAAAATACAACGATTCCACCACATAAAATTCAAATGAAGATAGATAATATTCTTCGGCGATTTATTTTTATGGGCGGTTTTGATATTGAATAAGGTATATTTACCATTGTTATAATGACATATGCCAAGCATAATCGGGTATTATTGGGCACGTAAATACTAGAATCTTAAAAAATCAGATAATGAAAATCGATAACAACAGGGGAATTGTCTACGTTCTAACTAATTCAGCAATGCCTGGCTTGGTTAAAATCGGCATGACAACACGTGATAGCATTGATGCCATGATGAAGGAGCTTTACAGCACCGGCGTGCCTGTTCCTTTTGATTGTTCATACGCATGTGAGGTCAAGGTTTCCGATTGTGCCAAAATTGAAAAGGCCCTGCATACTGCTTTGGGATCGAATAGGATTAATGCGAATCGAGAGTTTTTTAGTATTAAACCGGAGCAAGCGACAGCCATACTTGAGCTCTTTGATCGGAAAGACATTACGAGCGAGGTTAGTGCTGAAATCGAAAATGATTTAACTATCGACGACAAGGTTGCAAGTGAAAAGATTAAATACACTCGTCGTCCTCCGATGAATTACAGAGAAATGGGGATAGAATTAAATTCGCTTTTAACGTTCGTTAAAGATCCGACTATCCAAGTAATTGTAGTTGGGGATCGGAAAGTGTCGCTAGATGGAGAAGAGTCATCATTAACGGCTGTAACAAAAAAGCTCTTAGGAATCTCTTATGAACTTCAACCCACTTCTTATTGGGAGTATGAAGGGAAAAATCTTCGCGACATCTATGATGAGACATATACGATAGAAGATTAAAAAAATGGTCTACTATTTCGCTTTTATTTCCGTAATGCACCATAATTGCATCATTACAGAAATAAAATGATGATAAAATGGGAATTCTGCAAAAGCAAGAAATTAAATTAACGGCTGTGATTCGGCAGATAAGTGCCTTTTATGGTTCGGTGCGGAATTCGCCCGCAAGGATACTATAAAATTCAAAAGGAAGGGCCTGACTGAAAACCCAACCGTAGTCTGGGAAAAACGGCAGAAGATCAAAAATAGCTAAGAAGCAAGCCGGTCAGTCAACCCATGACCTTGACATAAATCGGGATTTTAAAGCAACTGGAACTACCTTACTTGCATTAATTCCAGAATGTTTAACAACTGAAATCTAATTCCGGAAATGTATTCCACTTTAGAGGCATGGAAATGAGCATAAAACCACGTAGACAATGGATGGTTATCGACTTTGAGGTGTTCGTATATTTCATCCATAACTTTGCCCTCATAATCAAGATCGGCTGAAAGGGTATTGTCTTGTTCGAGCCAACCCTCAATGCCGGATTTGGTTGTTGGAAAACAAAAGGACGGGGCAGTATGTGTTATTACGGTATTTATTTTAAGTCCGTCGGTTTTAATTTCAGACAACTTCTCCGGAGCATATACTGGAATTTCGTCCTTCCAATAGTAAGTAACCGTTCTATTTTTCAGTTTTGCCAGCCCCATTTGGGTTTCCCGGTACTCCCGGTCTATCGAAACAGCGCCGCCGATACATAGTATATTGTTTCCGGAAAACTGTATGACGCAATAATCCGGAATAGTCTTCATACGAGGGTAGTCGATTAGTCGATTTTCGAAATAATCAGGATTGTCGTGATTGCCACGCATCAGAATCAGCATGCAGTTCAATTTAACCAGAGTCAGCTCCAGCTTTTTGTAAAGTTGCTCGTAATAAGCCGGTTTCTCGAAACCTATGCCGCAGTCGCCGGCAACCAACACAACAGCATCCTCTATTTGCTTGCGCTTTAGTTCGTATAGCAAGGTTTTGAACTCGCCGTGGATATCCCCACAAACGAGAAATTTTTTATAGGTATCGAAACTATTATAAATAATCATATACAGATAGTTGTAAAATAAATGGTGTTAGGAGTAAATTCACTTTCCTCCGAGCAATCCGGTATATCCTTCAAACTTTTATTTGCGATAGTTTAGAAGATAAACCTCTCGTTAACCGGTCTCTATCAGTTATTCATTCTTGTATCTGAAACTCTCGAAACTGACATCCTCATCTAGTTGTTCCCAATGAATTCCTATCGACGAAAGTCTAAACGCGGTGCGTTGAACCTCTGTGGCACCTGCCAATCGTGGATACCATTTGAGAGACTGGCTCAACTTTTCTCCATTATAGGTTTCGATGAAAATACGATCATCGGCAAACCATACTTCTTTAACGCTCATAGTTGGCAT